CAACTCAATCCCATTGGCCCATCAGGTGATCTCCACCTGGTCCAGGTCAATCAGCTGCCAGTGTCCAGCATGGAAGATTATGCAGCCAGTGTCACCTCAAACAGCTCAGAGGCATGACAGACTTTCCAACAGAAGGACAGGATCTCAAGGTGTCACTTCGCAACAGTGAGCGGCCCCAGTTTGATCACAGCTATGCAGAACGGATCAAGGAAGAGCATCCGCAGATCTGGAAGGCTGGTGGCAACATCAGGGGCAATGCTGCATACCAGCTCTGGGAGAAAGCCAGGGACGGATCAGAGACTGATTCTGTCCTGGACTGGATCAAGGAGAGAGAAGCCTGGGCTGCCAGGCATGCAGGTGATGGATCTCAATTCCCAGCTGATAGCCCGACCCTTTCCAATATCGCTGGAGTGGTGGCTGCAATGAAGTGGGGTGTGATCCTGGACATAGGGGAAGGCACCATGAAGGATGCGGTGAATGAGCTGATCCAAAAACAATCAGAGAGAACAATGGAACAACCAAACGAAACCAAAAGAGAGCGCAGATATCTGACCATGAATGTTGAAGCCAGAGATGGCGAAGAAGGAGATGGAAAGACAGTGGAAGGATATGCAGCAGTGTTTGATACAGATGCTGACCTGGGACCCTTTACAGAGCGCATTGAGCGCGGTGCTTTTGATGCTGCCCTGGCTGATCCTCAGCTGGATGTGGCAGCGCTGTTCAACCATGATCAAAACCAGATCCTGGCACGGAACAGAGGAGGGGAAGGCAACCTGGAGCTGTGGACTGATGAGAAAGGCCTGAAGTACAGATTCAAGCTGGGAGATCAATCCTATGCCCAGGATCTGGGGATCAACCTCAGAGAGGGCCTGGTGAATCAGAGCTCATTTGCTTTCTCCATCAAAGAGGATGACTGGACACAACGAGATGGGAGGGATCTCCGGACCATCAAGGCAGTCAATCTTCATGACATCTCCCCAGTGGTTTTCCCTGCATACCAGGAGGCCACTGCATCCATAAGGTCCCAACAAGAACAACCAACCCAGCCTGCTGCCACCTCAATTCGGGACCGAGCAGAAGCGCAGCTGGCTATCTACAAAATGACAAAATGAAAAACAGTCTTAAAATGAAGGAGCAGCGGGCCACATTGGTGGAAGAGCTCCAGGCAGCTGTGGATCTTGCAACTTCCGAGGAGCGCGAATTCACAGAGGCAGAGGAAACCCGCCAGGCAGAGATCCATGATGAGGTGAAGACCTTGGATGGGAAGATCACCAAAGCAGAAGAGACGGAATCAATCCTTCTCCGAAATGTTGCAGCAGCAGCTCCAGCATCCAAGTCTCAAGAAAAGGAGGTGCAGGAAGTCCGCAAGAGCTTCAGCATGTCCAAGGCCATCAGTGACATTGTGAACAAGGGCCAGCTGACAGGATTGGAAGCTGAGATGGCCCAGGAGGGCCGATCAGAGATGGCCAAAATGGGCAAGACCACCCGTGGCAATCTCACCCTGCCATCCTTCCTCATGGAGGGCCGAGCCAATGAGCCATATGGCACCGAGACATCACCAACAGGTGGAGCCACTTTGCAGGGCCAGTCCGGGATCATTGGCAAGGATGTGGCTGCAATGGCTGCAGGCTTGCGACCAGTACCAATCATTGAGCAGATGGGGGCAACCCGCATCCAGGCTCAGGGTGATGTGGTGCTTCCAGTGCTTCCAAATCAGGATGCCACAGCAACAGGAGAAGGAGCAACAGTCAACAACATTGATGGTGACTTCGGTGCAGTGACGTTGAGCCCAAAGCGCTTTGCAATGCGCATGGATTTGACCCGTCAGCTGTTGGTGCAATCTGCTGCCAATCTTGATGCAGTGATCCAGGCTGACATGGCCAACGCCATTGCCAACAAGCTGGATGAGGACATCATCTCTGACATCTTTGGACAGCTCGCAGCTGCCAGCAAGATCACCAATGGATCTGTGGGATCTGCCACCAGTGCATCAGCCACTGACTTTGCAGATATCCTCAGCCATGAGGGTGGCTTCTTGAGTCAGAATCCAGCAGGCCAGAGTTTGGCCCTTCTCATGGATCCCACAATGGCTTCCTATTTGAAGGGAGTTGAATCCAGTGCAGGTGGCCAGGTGGCAAACTTGAACAACAATGTGCTGGGCTTCCCTGTGTTCACATCAACCAATGTGAAGCAGCAGACTGTGGTTGCGGATACCTACTTCAGCGGGATTTCAGATGCGGATGATACACTGTCAATCCGGCCAATCCTTTTCCTGGATCCGTCTGATATTTTTTATGCAGTCTTCGGTGGCTTGGATGTCACTGTGGACCCATACACAGACGCTCACAAGGGCCAGGTGCGCTTGATCGCTGACTACTATGCAGACGGTGCTATTCGTCGCGTGGGATCAGGTCGGATCCTCGCAGGCTTGACAGCTAACACGACACCAACAACTGTCCGAGGCTAACCAATGATAAAGGGGGCTGGCATTCAAGCTGGCCCCCCTTTTCACATCCCATGATCTCATGAAACTGGAAAGAACATCCACCACCACATTCACAGATGTGATCAGCCTGGCCACTGCCAAGGCTCACCTTCGGGTGGACCACAGTGATGAGGATGCACTGATCACCTCCCTGATCAGCACAGCAGGAGAGATTGTGGAAGAGTACACTGGGCAATACCTGTCCAGCTGCGGCTTCACCTACTATGCAGACCACTTCAGCAGCGTGATGAAGATCCATGTGGGACCTGGGATCAGGATCCTCACAGTGAAATACTATGACACCAACAACACACTGCAGACCTATTCAGGCACACACTGGAATTCTGATGTGAAGAGCCACCCAATGCGGGTGCAATTCGATGACCTGCCCACAGAGGTGGATGATCGGCTGAATGCTGTCCAGATCGCTGGTGATGCCGGATACACCACAGTGCCAGAGACATTGAAGAGCGCCATGCTTTTGATCATTGGTCATCTGTATGAGCACAGGAAGGATGTCCTGGTGGGGGTGCAGTCAGCTCCCCTGGTGCATGGGGCCAAGTTCCTGATGGACAAATTCAAGCCCAGCACTTTCTGATGGAGCCAGGGCGATTGGATAGAAGGATCTCCATCCTACAGAGAGGATCCAGCACAGACAGCTGGAACCAGAGGGGCAATGCATATGTGCTCCTGGCAACAGTCTGGGCAGAGGTCCGGGATCCAGGAGCGAAGGAAAGAGAAGAAGCAGATCAGCGGGTGACAGTGGCCACCAAGGTGTTCACCATCCGCTTCAGATCTGATGTGAAAACCACACACCGCATCAGCTATGGATCAGACACCTATGAGGTGACAGCCATTGCTGAGATTGGAAGGCAAGAAGGTCTGAGAATCACAGCGGTGGCAAGAGACAATGACTGATGGCAGGATTCAAGAGCACAGCAACATTTGACATCAAGCCTGCAGAGTTTGAGAAGCACATCCAGGCACTTGCTGCCCTGGATCCAGACAAGCTGAAGAAGGTATTCACCAGCGCCATGAGAGCAGCTGGCACACCCATTGCCACAGAGATGAGAAAGCTGGCACCAGTGGGCAAGACTGGAGAGCTGAAGAAAAGCATCACTGTCAGGGTGTACCGGGTTTCCAATACAGCCAGCGGGACAGGCAAAGTGCATGCCAGGGTACGCATCGGACCATCAGCCAGGCAGGGCCGGGTGGGTGGCAGATATGCTCACCTGGTGGAGCTGGGAACAGCTGCAGGCAAAAGAACCAGCACAAAGAAACCCTTCCGGATTTTCGGTGAAGCTGATGAGGTGATCACCAGGGAGATTGAACACCCAGGATCAAGAGCACAGCCATTCATTCGGACTGCTTTTGATAACAAGTACAAGAAGGCAAATGAGAAGATCAGGAAGAAGCTGATGGATGCATTTGATGACATCCTGCAATCCCATTTGAAATGATCGGGGACATCATCAACCACCTCCTGGCTGATTCACGCATCACAGAGTATGTGGGCACCAGGATCTTCCCTGTTCAGTTGAACCAGGAAGAAGCGCTGCCAGCAATCATGATCACCATCAATGATGTGGAAGCCAATCCAACGAAGACAGCAGCCAGCACAGATGATTTTGTGGAGCTTGATCTGACCACCTATGCCAAGAGTGCCCTGGATGCATTCACCATTGCAGAGCGGATCAGGACCAGCCTGGACAATTACTCTGGAACGATGGGCAGCACCAACTTCCAGGGCATCCGATTTGAGCGGCTCAACATGAATCACTTTGCTGGTGATTCCATCTACATGTGCGCATCTGAATTCCAGGCCCATCAGCGCAGATGATTGTTTCCAGGGTTTACCTGATCGGGGATCTGATCGGGTGAAGTTCGCGGCATGAAGCTGGAGATCCTGAAAGACAACAAATCCACCAATGCCAGGGTGGGCACAGTGATGACTGTGCAACAAAAAACAGGCAAGGATTGGGTGAAGAAAGGCTGGGCAACTGACCTGAGCAATCCCCTTCCAGATCCTGAACCTGAAGCTGAAGAGGTGGAAGAGTTTGAGATCATGATCAGCGATGACAGCACAGATGAATTTGAACCCTCCCAATCTTAAAACATGGCAACAACTGGAAATGTAAAGGCCAACCTTCTGGGGCTGTACATCAGCACCGATGGTGGCACTTCATACACCCTGGTGGGCAGCGCAAACACTGCCACCCTCAGCATCTCGAATGAGACCCTTGATGTGACAACTAAAGCAAACAGCGGTGCCCGCTCTCTGCTCTATGGTCTCCAATCAGCAACCATCACAGCTGAAGGCTTTGTGAAGTATGATGACACCATAGGATCACAGCAGCTCCGCTCTGTGGCATTGGGTGGCACTGATGATGCAGATTATCAGGCGCGATTCACCACAGGTGTCACAGGTGATAAAGAGGTGAGCTTTGATGCAGTGATCACCTCATTTGAGGAGACAGCTGCAGTGAATGAAATTGCTACCTACAGCATCACCCTGGAGAACACAGGGCCGATCACTGAAGCAACTGTATCCTAAGAAACAACCCTGGCAGGCCTGGCATCCCTTTCCTGGGAATGCTGGGCCTTGCTTCATCCATAGAACCACATGAACACACTGAGAGGAGAAGTGCAGGTGAAAGCTGGGGCAATGACCCTGGATGCTCTGCTCAACATGAACTGCTTCAGGATCCTTTGTCAGGATCAAGAAATGGAGCTGGCTGATCTGGACAACTTTGCCACAAGCAATGCACTGGAATTCGTGCCAGCTGTGCTTTGGGCAGGAGTGAAGAATGCAGCAGCCTATCATGGCAAGGAGCTGCCAGAAGGCCTGGCCTTTGATCGCTTTGCTGCTTTGGTCCTGGCTGATCCAGATGCCATCACAGCATACGCTTCCCAGATCAGTGATGCATTGGGCTTCAATGATCCTGAGTCTGAGACTGCGGGAAAGTAGAAGAGGGAGCATCAATCAGCACCTGGCGTGAGCTCTATTCCCTGGGGCTCTCAATGGGATTGCTTCCTGATCAGTTCTGGGGGATGACCCTGGCTGAATTCGGATGCTGGTCAAAAGGATTGAAGCACGAGGAAGAGAGGCATTGGGCCAGGACATCAGCGATGATGGCCCTGGTTGCAAACACCCAGCGATCACAGAAATCCAAGGCCTACAAGCCCAACGATTTCAACCCATATGCAAAAGCAACAGAGCACACATCAATACCCACCACTGATCAAATTGAATACCTGAAGAAATGGCAAGGCAATCCCTCCTAAGCGTACTCCTAGATCTGAATGCCGATGGCTTCGAGAAGGGCCTGCAGAAGGCACAGCGATCCATGCGCAGAACTGCGGGAAGCCTGCAGCGATCTGGGGCCAAGCTCACCAGGAACGTAACTGCACCGCTCGCTCTGATCGGAGCCACCAGCTTTAAGGTGGCAGCCGACTTCGGCCAGAGCATGGCCAAGGTGAAGGCCGTATCTGGTGCTACAGCTAGCGAGTT